ATCTCATGTCAATTTAGTATTTAGTCATCATCTTCGATAAATTTGATACTCTGTTTAACAATAGTCTTCACAACATGTTCCTCAATAGGTAGTAATTTACATTCCTCTACCTTTTCCCAGAACTTGTCAATTTTAGGCAAAGTATCTTTCCAATCTGCTTCATTGAAATATACGCGCTGTATATTCATCTCTTCCAATCTCCATGGAGTAACCTTGAGAAACGTAGTATTATTTGTTTTTTCATATTCATTCATTTGCTTATTGATGTTATCAAACACATGAGATGCTTTCAAATATGGATCAGAATATAAATACTCATATTCATCTGTTTCATCATTTTTGTATTCTGCGATAATACCGTGATTTACCTTTTTGTTACCATATTCGTTTTCAATACTTTCAATGTATTTATAAGCCGAATCGTATGTCTTGAAATTACATTCAATATAATCACATTCATTCAAATAACATACAGCAAGTTGTCCTTGAATCTGCATGAAGTATTTTTGCGGAATTTCACCATCTATAATTTTCCTGCTAAAGGGACATTTAATCTCAATCATAATACCCATATCATTGATGCCATCAGGAGAAGCACCAAAGTGTTCATTTATTTCATCTTCAATTAAACCAAATTCTGATATACCAATATCCTTTAATTTTTGAGAATAACATCTCATGGCCATGGACTCAAACATTGTTCCCCATTTTAATGGAGGGATCGTAGAATAGTTGGTAGTGTCTTTTACGATACCAGCCTTCTTCTTCGCTAATTTCAAACAATTATTCTTGATTGCGTCATCCAAATCTGAAGCAGTTAGACGCGATTTACGCGCATTGAACCATTCTGTTGTTCTTTGTTTTATTAGTGGTAGCTTCTTGAGATGCGCCAACTTTTCTCTGTAACTTATTAACACTTTCTTACGATCTTCAATTTGTTCCTTACTATATTTTTCGAGTATCTCTTTATCAGTGATATCATCATCTCTCGTAATACTATCATAAATTAAGAGATCTAGGTGAGTAATTGCTTCGGTATCAGCGTGATTTAATCTTGTTGTCATTTTACTGACATTAGATGACATAATAGAGTTTTGTGTTACTTTTGGAATCTCTGATACAGATACAGTCTTTTTGTTATATATACTGACATGTTTTATATTTATACTCTTTTTATTAAAATTGTGATAATCATGATGTTTACAAATAGTGTTCTTGATGTTCTTGATGTTCTTGATGTTCTTGAAGAATTTTTTAAGTAGTTGAGCTAACATATTCCTGATTTTTTTTGTAAGCCTTTGAAGACTTCAGCTTTCTATCTTGTTCTAATGCTATTTTTGACAATGTGTTCTTAGCAAAATATCCTATATCTTCATTATCCTTTATAGGTGATGTCATTTTTCTCTTTTCACTCTTTGTTAGCGCAAGGGCTTCTAACACTTTCTTTTTTTCACTAATGATTTCATCAAATTTAGCGTTAAGACTCTCCATTTTATATTAAGAAGATAACATATGTACACAATCATTTTTTATATCTATTCAGGTATCGTCTTTATATTTAAACTATAATTATCAATATCAATATACTGATAAGAAGTTGTCGCGAAAGATCTTGATATCCCAGTATCTGTGAACCATATCTTATTATTCATCAATTTTATTTGATTCACAGGAGTATGACCCACGAACATATATGTGAACCCTATCTTTTTCATAACGTAATTATTATCTTTTTCATCATCCAATGATCTCGTCCACAATATTCCGTCCTCGCTATCTGTAAGTACATTCTCAAATATATCTACATCTTCTTTACGTATCTCACCTGTTAACATAAATCTCTTCCATAACTCATTTAAATATGAAATATCTTTGTTGTATTTATCCAATATATCAACATGTCTTTTTTTCACACCAGCATGACAAAAGAATAAGTCGCCAATCTTTAACACGATTGGTCGCTTCGCCAAAATCGGCGACAGTGTCCCTTTTGGCATGAAATATTTATGACGATCATTGAAAAGGCTATGATGTGAAACATAAGAAAAATTACCCAAGACATTCATCAATTCATGATTACCTATTAATGAGATTACCTTTCCACCCTTTGTCCTCGCAATGTTATCAAGGCTGTCTGTGAAATATATCATATTTGTGTCATCAAGAACTTCCCATTCAACTGTTCCAGGTATTCTGATGGCACTATCAATTTGATCACCTACTTGTACTACTATTGTATTAGGTGGGTTAGCGACCCATTCTAGATTATCATTGATGATGTCAGCATCTATCAGGATACGTTTGAATCTCTTAATATCACCATGAATATCTCCTATTATTACAGTCCTGTCTGAATGCGGATATTCATATGAAAAACTATCATAAATCATTTGTACTATTACTTACACAATACGGATATAATGTTATATCAATTACTATAATATATTGTTTTTGTAATGACATAATTTTATCTTTATATGAGATTAAGAAGAAGGATAATATATGAAAATTAGCAAGCGCGGTGATTGTATACGAACAATAGCAAATTATTCAAAACAAGCACCAACTGATAAATTCGATAAAGGTAAATTTAATCCTTCCTTATTTGCCCAAAAAATACCTATTACTTCTCCTAAATTAGAAAAACTTCTACAAACAATCAATAGACTAGATGAAGATGATATGAAAATACATGGAAAACGTTTCAAACATATAATTTACACGGACATTAAAAAATCTTCAGCTGGTGCGAAAATGATTGCTTCGGGAATGATGACCAATGGATTCAAAAATGTCTATGACAAATCATTAAAGATGTTTGATGACATTAAATTATACCCTTATAATTTTGCACTTCTTAGCAGTGTGTCAGTGTATGATAAACCTTTTCCTGTTAAATTGAAAAAACAAATATTGACGACGTTCAATAAACGTCCTGATAATATTTATGGAGAAGCGATCAGATTCTTGATAATTGATCAAGGGTTTAAAGAGGGTATAGATGTTTTCGATGTTAAATATCTACATTTGTTTGAACCTCTCGTAACAGAAGCTGATGAAAAACAGGCAATAGGTAGAGGAACCCGTTATTGTGGACAGAAAGGGTTGGAATTTGATAATAAAGCAGGATGGCCACTTCATGTATATAAATATGACCTATTATTTGATGACGAAATGAAAAATGAGTATAAAGCTTCTTCTATCAACGAAGTATTCCTCAAAAATAGCGGGATAGATCTTCATAAGCTATTGTTTGCTAGTGAATTAGAATTGATATCAAAATACGGAGCTGTTGATAAAGAACTCACAGATAATATACATAATAATACAGATCGCAAGTCTAATAGTTTAACCGAAAATTCAAAGGATACATCAATTGAAAAACTTATTTTGAGCGTTACCGGTAGCAATAGATCTGATAGATCTGATAGATCTGATAAGACTTGTAATGAATATACAAAATATCGCTGTAAAACAACAAGTAAGTCGTCATCTTCATCTTCTTCATCATCTTCTTCATTGAAAGTCAAAGGGGGTGGAATAAAAGGTAAGAAGAAAAAAGGTCTTAATCAGTTTTTGACGAGAGCACCAAGAAATTCAAAGGGATTTCTGCTTACACGGGCGTATATCAGGGAACGTTTCGGACAATTTAAGTGGAAAAAAATTGTTTTTGAAAATAAATGTAACGAAACACAGGCACAAAAAGAATCACGTCTAATTACTTTCACCCCTACACAAGATTTTCTACCTAAATACTTTAATAATACTTCTGGAAATAAAGGGCTTTTATTATGGCATTCTGTAGGGACAGGTAAGACATGTTCTGCTATCTCTATTGCATCGTCTGGTTTTGAACCACATGGTTATACTATATTATGGGTCACAAGACATACCCTCAAATCTGATATATGGAAAAATATGTTTGGTAATATATGCTCTGCATCACTTCGGAGAAGAATTGAAAAAGGCGAAGATATACCAGAAGGTGTTCCCAAGAATCCATTGAAACATATTAGCAATAATTGGGTTCTTCCAATCAGTTATAAACAATTTACCAATATGTTATTGGAGAAGAATGATATCTATAAGAATATGAAGAAGCGCAATGGAGCTATTGATCCTCTGAGAAAGACACTTGTTGTAATTGATGAGGTTCATAAGCTTTATTCTGCTGATATGCCGGCTGCGGAGAGACCAAATCTTAAAATACTAAAAGATAAGATCAAGAATTCTTACAAAGTTTCTGGAAAAGATAGCGTGCGTTTATTACTGATGTCAGCCACACCTTACACGAGTAACCCGATGGATTTGATAAAGATCATAAATTTGATGAAAGAAACAGAAGAAATGCCTGAAATCTTTGAAGAATTCAAAAAAGAATATTTGGACGAGAATAACAATTTCACTGATAAAGGGGCTAAAACATATTTAGATAATATAGCACCATATATATCTTATTTAAACAGAGAGAGAGATATCAGACAGTTTGCTTATCCTGTATTTCATTATGTCAGTGCGTATATGTCAAGATCTAACAAAAATGATGAAAAACTTACAAATAAGCTAGAAGACGTACAAAACAAATTATCAGAAATAGAAGACATTCCATTGAAAGGGAAAGCAAAAGAAGAAAAGGAAAAAATTAAAAATAATATACGGGAATTGAAATTAGAGAAGAAGAACCTCAAGAAGGATATAGTGAAAGCAAAAAAGATATCTAGGGAAGATGATAGCCAAGAGACAGCCTTTATGGCATGTATGAAAAAATAATATATCATTAATAAATAGTAAATGAACACTCCAAAGGCTATTCTCGGCGCAACAATAGTTGGTGGAGGAAAGAAAAAAACGGATAGAAAAACGAGGAAAGTTTCAAAGAGACATCGTAGTATTGCTGGCACTTTTGACCCTAAAAATGAAAATCATTGGAGTTGTAATGTTACGAATATGCCTTGTAAAAAAAGTGGTTGTAATGCAAATTTAGCTCAAGTCAAATGTGATAGAATTAATAATAGGACACAGCCTTCAGTATTACCAGCAGCAGGATTACCAGCAGTATTACCAGCAGCAGCAACAACACCACCAGCAACAGGATTATCAACAGTACAACCAAGAGTATTACCAGTAACACTATCAAACCAAGTAACACTATCAGACCAAGAAAAGTCGCAACTAGGAAAACGACAAAGGACAACGGGAGGTATGAGAGTGTCTGTTTACAAAAAATATCTTGACAATCTCAATGTAGAACGTCTACATAAAATGGCAAAATCAAAAGGGATTAAAATCACCAAGAAAAAAAATGGAAAGACCGTCTATGTTAAAAAAGCCACTATCATCAAAAAATTATGTGAAAGTAAGCACGGTAAACGCTAGGTTCCATTCTAAGCTCTGCGATCTTTGATATCATCCATCATGATCATTCTGAATTGTTTTTCCCATTCTCCAGTAGGATATACTGGTTTTTTATAGTAGCAGTTTTTATTGGTAATGTTTTCACCTCGTAAAATCATTTGTTCTTTATCTGAACTAGGAACGATAGGTGATAATATATGGAAGTTGTTGACAAACTGGTAACGATTTGAATCACGATACTGCATGGCAAGAGTTGTCATATGTTCTAATGATATTCTATTTGACTCATTGAGCAACGTACAGTCTTTCATATCTTTTTCTATCTATTTATTACTTTGGAAAATATAATGTGTGTTTAGATTAAGGTAGCTATCATATGCCAATAGTGACCATAAATTCAGCAGAAAAGGCAAACGAAAAGTTTATGACATTATTAAAAAAAAACACAAAGGTCATATGTTTTTATTATTGGAAACAATGCGGATACTGTGTATCATTTGCTCCTATATGGAACAAGGTAACACTTCAACATAAGGATAATGTCATGGTTGTGAATATTGAACTGGAAGCAGTGAAAGCCCTTGATGATAAATTCAGAGTACAAGCGTTTCCATCAATTGTTGTTTATAAGAATGGTAAAAAACATGCTGAATTTACGAAAGAACGGAACGAGAAAAATGTTCATGATTTTCTTTTAGCACATAAGAATAGCAAAAAGACGGAGAAAAAGAAACCGAAACAAATTTAAGGATTAGACACAATTAATACATATAGATGAGTACATCTTCTAAGGACGACTTGATTGCGAGCATTGAAAACGGAAAACCCGAGCCTAATAGCGAAGAGTTGGATACTTTCAAGAACCTCGTGAATGACTGGTTCAAATACGATGATCAGATTAGAAAGTTGGATACCGCAATAAAAGAGCGGAAGAATTATCAAAAGGCTCTAAATAGCAAGATTCAGGATTTCATGTTCACATATCAATACAATGATCTTAATACACAACACGGACGAATCAAAACGAATGTGAGAGAAGTGAAGGCACCTATCAAGATGTCTGAGATCAAAGATAGAATCTTAAAATATAAAGATCTATCAGGTGAGGAATTATTGAATCAAATATTCAACGAAGAACGTCAGACAATTGTTAAAAAAAATATTCGTAGAATTATTCCACAGGTATCACTAAGCTTGTAATAGTATATAATATTAATATGTCATGCACCTATTTTCTAATGTTTTGTTTGTAATATATTTGGCAATCATCTGATCATAGTCGTAGTTGGTGGAATAGTAAGTTTTTTTTATACACATTTTTGAGATGTAGTTTTGGCAATTATGGCATGGTTTTGAGTATTTAAGATGAGTATTTAAATTATTCGGACCGATTCTCACTACATAAAGTTCGCATTCATTGAGAATGTCTTTTTCGCGCCCTTTCAATCTGGAGATAGCATCTACTTCCGCGTGAATGCTATAATTAGTATTTGTATAATGATTATAACCGACAGCGATTACTGTTTTTTTGTGTACGATAATGGCACCATGTTTATGATTCATGTCAGACGCTAGGGCAATCTCAGCTGCGATACGGAGATAATGGAATTGTTTACCATTCATATTTACTGGATCACTTTCATCAAAGTATTGAAAGTAGTCTGATGTGGCGATAGTAGCATTTTTACATAGTAGTTTATCTTTTATTTCTTTTTTGATGTTTCTAAATTCAGTGTTGGTCATTTTCTTCTTCATGTTAGTGGTGGCGCCACGCCTCGCATTCATAGAATCTATCATAACTGGATATTGGGGCTAATGTTGGTTTATAATATAATAAGTCATGAGTATCATCCATATATCATTTTTTGTTTTGTTCTCAATCAGTTATAGCATTTGTATATAGGTTACTGGCGTTACTGGCGTTACTGGCGTTACTGGCGTTACTGACGTTACTCTATAATGAATGATTGAAGGAAAGAGAGTACATATCAGTACAAAATCTATAAAAACTAAAAGTTTCTATAAAGTTCAAAGATTCTGTCTGACATGTACTATTGATTTCATAAATGTATAAAGAAGATATTATCTTCTATCAATTTCAAAATTGAGCTGTCATAATATTCCTTAGGCAATATGGAAGCAGTAGTTATATTCAATATTTACTATCTCCCTTTACCAAGCCTACGGTGGTGAATAACCGTTAAAATGATATATTTGCTCTTTGAAATTATTAGATTTTTTTCAGAATATTTCTAG